ATAGCAGTTGCGGCTCTTCCAGGTCTATCTCTAAATGCTTCATAAATTTTTACATAACCTTGAACTCTTGCATTATAAAAAGCTGAAACTTGATTTAAACCTTTCATATAGTAACCCATTTTTGCATAATCTATTGTTACATCTCTAGCTTCAAAACCAGCTCTCTCTGCACGTTCTCTTCCTTTTAATCCTTCTCTTCCAGCTTTTTTATAAGCAAGTTGAAATTCACCAAGACGAGTTATGTTTTCACCTATCTCTGATAATGTTCTTAATATTTCTAGTGGATTCTTTATTTGATTTCTAATTGTTCTTCCTGTTAATTGTTCGTACACAGGTTTATCAAAAATATTTCTATCAAGAGAAATTAAAGTTGACTGCATACCACCAGATTTTTCCCATGCTTTAAAAAGTTTTTCTGCGTTTCTGTTCAAACCAGTTTTTGCTGCCGCCATAAGATAAGCACCTTTTAAGGTACTCCATCCTAATACAAAACCAGATTTAGAAAATATTGGAGCCAATACAGTATCTCTTGCTATGTTAGAAAATACAAAGTCTGGTGATGTGGTTGCACCAGCTCTTAATGTCCTAGCAGGTAAACCTAAAACTTTAGTAACAGCACCCATTTCAGATGGAGTAAATTCTGCTAATGCTTGAGCTAAGTCTCTTCCTACTTCCCAAGTTTCTAATCTTCCATTTCTATAAACTTGAACAGTCGTTGAGTCTGATCTCATAAACTCTTTTGTAAAAACACCAAGATTTAAAATACCTGAATTAGAAACTTTTGTTGGGTCGTCTAAAATCCTTTCTAATTTTGATCTTTCAACTTTAAGTTCAGTTCTTTGCGAAACTTTATTTATATCAGGAAAAGCATCTTTGTTTTTTTCTATAAAATCAAAAAATTTATTTAAGGAGTTATTTCTTTCTGCAAGTTTTACTATTCTAAAAGTATTACTGTATATAGTTTCTATAGGATCAAATAATGCAGCTTCACCACCTTTAACTCTTTTAAATGGATTTTGAACAACTTTAGTGTAACCAGTTTCTTTACTTAACGGGTCCATAACTTCTAAAATTCTTGCAAAAGGAACATAATTTTTATTAGCTTCAACCATTGCATCAAAAGCTCCTTTATCAATTAAACCAAGGTCTCTTGCATATTCCAATAAATGTCTTTGATAAACATCTATTTCTTTTGCAATTTTGTCGTATTTAGGTTTTAATTCTTTAATAACTTCTCTTGCTTCTTTTACTTTAAAACCAGATTCAAAACCTCTTTCGCTATATTCTATAACTCTTCTTGCTATTAAATATGCAGATAATTCTGAATATTGTTTTTTTAAAGTTTTTTCATTTGCTTTTTTACCATCAACTATTTTTTCTTTTCCAAAAAAACTTTTTTCAATTCTGCCTTTTAAATTGTTTAATTTTAATGGTTCTAAAATATCATTAAAACTTTTACTTCTTACTTCTAAATCTTTAGCTCTTATCATCCCTCTATTAATCATAGAACCTGCACGATTAGTCATGCCTACAAGAACTCTAAATGTTTCATAAACATTTAGTTTGCCTTTTGTATTTTTAACATCTTCAACTCTTTGAACAATACGTCTTAAAGGATGAAGTCTGTCAATAAAAAGTCTTGTAAATAAATCTCTTACTTCAGCTTTGTCTTGCGGTTTTTCAAATTTTACTTTATCTAAAAATTTTGTAACAACACCAGACATATCTAAACCTTTTGTAAAATCAGCATCAACTTTTATTTTTTGACCAGTTTGTTTTTCAACAAGTTTAGACATTGTTCTTGGTATCTCTATGTTAATACTAGACATATCTTGTTTTACATTTTCATCTAATTTATATAGTGTTGATAGATCAACAGCATCATAAGGAGTTTTTGTAATTATACTTTTAGCTTTAGAAGCTCCTCTTGATGCTAGTCCAAAACTAGCAAACAATATAACTGAGTCTGTTAATTGTTCTGAACTTGGAAGTTTTCTTTCAATCAAAGCTCCAGTTCCTTCAAAACCTGTAACTTGTAATAATGTAGATGGTATAAATTTATTTGATAATCTACCAAATCTTGAAGCCATAGATAACTGCGCTCCCTCTTTCAAACCTGCTTTAATACCATACTTTCTGTAAGCATCCCAAAACTCACCCCAAGTTCCAACTTGTCCTTTTTCTCTCATTGTTAAAAAAGTTTCTCTTAAAGAACCAACACCAAATCCTGCACCAAAGACTGAATAAGGTCTTGTTGCATATCCAATACCTAAATATAATGGAAGGTCTTTTATAATTCTTGTTGCGTTAGTAATGTTTCTTTCTAAAAAACCAGTATCTTCAAATTCCATATCAAAATATTTTTCTGTTTGATCTGTGCCATCTATGTTTGGTATGTTGTATTGACTTTGAACTAAATCAATAACTGATGTGTTCCATCCAGCTTTTATTCTTTCTCCTATATCATTTAATCCTTTACCAACTGCTTTTTCATAAAGTGATCTATCGTCTCTTTCTTCAGCTTCTTTTATTGTTGCATAAACATCTTTTAAACTTCCCTCGTTCAAACCTATGTAAGAATCGTATACTGTTTCAAAATTAGAAGTATCAATAGGTTTTACACCAAACTCTCCCAATATTTCATTATCATCAAAACCAGCGTTTTCCATTATTGTTATTTGTTCTTGTTTATAATTTTCAATTTCAACTGGATTAAATCCAGCATCTTTCATTAATTGAATGTCTTTTTGTATTTGACCCATTATTGATTAGTTCTTTTTTTATATTCCTCAAATGTTTCTCCAGCTAATCTTTGAGGCACATTTTTATTTTTTTTTACTTTTTTCATCATCTCTTTAAAAACTTCATTTTTATCAACCTTGTAACTTAAATAATCTTTAGCAATATAATTTTTATTAGTAGGGTCTATCAACTCAATAGGTTTTAATCCTTTTGCTATACCTTCTTGGTATCTATCGTACATATCTCTTTTAAAAACATTTAAACTTTTATTATATGTAACAGTATCAATTAATCTTACAGAATCAGAAGCTATCAAGTTTCTTGTTTGATCTAAAAAAGAGTAGAAAGGTGTAAATTGTTTTTCAAATAATTTTGGGTTTGTGCTTTGTTCTTTAATTATATTTGCATAAAATCTAATATCATCAACATCTGTTCCTTGATTAAATCTTTCAACTATTGAAAGCGGTTCTGTCTCTCCCTCTAAAAGAAATTTATCTGTAATTCTATTGATTCTATCTGTTGCTATAAGTCCTATAATGTTTCTATTCAAATCTGCATCAGACATAGCAACTATTTTATTTGTATTATTATCCTGTATTTTAGTATTCAAATTAGTAAATTGATCTAATGCAACAGAATTATTTTTAAAAAATTCATTTATTTGTTTTTGATTAAAACCAGTTTCAGGTTTTACTTCTTCCATAACATCGTTATAAAGCGTGTTTTCATCTAATTTTGTTGCAGCATCCTGTGCTTGAATTTCAAATAATAATTCATTTCTTTTTTCTCTTGATTTCTTTGCAGCAAAAGACCTAAACTCTCTTCTTTCTGGTGCTGTAAGAGAGTTATAAATTTTTTGTAATTCTTCATTACCTGCAAAATTTCCATTTATAGTTTGTTTTGTAATATCTTTTAATGCACTTGGAGGAATATCACCAATACCTACTAATGAAATAGTATTAGTTAGTGCTTGAAATTTCTCATCTTTAATTGCTTTGTCAGCTTTTTGAGAAAGTTCTAAAATATCTTTTGATTCTAATACGTTAAATTTACCTTCTGCTAATTGAGATTTCAATAAACTTGGTTCAGCTATCAACATTCTGTTTGCAGTTGCTATAGCTCCAAATTGATCATATTTTTTTATAGCTTCTTTTTTTAACTGTGGTCTTTCATCATAGAAAGGATTAGAATCTACTCTTAATCTTATAACATCATACAATTCTTTTAATCCTGAACCACCTGGTTTTTGAGAAAGAGCAAGAGTTTTTTGTGTAATAAAATCACTATCAATATCTGAAGATTCTTTAAATTGTAATTTTCTTGAATTTAATAAAGCACTAGATTTTAACTGAGCTGCTGAAGCATAAAACTTAGATTTAAAAATTTGTTTACCAAAACGAGATAAATTTTGTCCTTTAGAATTAGACATAAAATTATATAAGCTATCAACGCTTCTGTCATAAAAAGCTGAAGCATCTGAGGGGTTTCCATTTTTTCCTGTTTCACTTGATATAGTTAAAAAACCTTGAGGTCCATCATCATTGTCTTTGTAAGAGTCAGCAATTAATTGATCTACTTTGTTAGTCTCTTCTAACTTTTGTGATTTTATATATTCATCTCTAACAAAATTAGATATAGGTTGTAAAGCTGATCCAATGTTTGATGATAAAGGAATTTGAACATTAGAAGTTACACTTGGACTTTGTTCAGTTATTGTAGATTTTGAATCAAATGTAGGTATTTTTACCATTATCTACTCCTCGCAAAAGCATAATTTGCTCGTGTATAAGTTCCTGATTGTGTAGACCCACCACCACCTGTAACATCACTCATTCCTAATATACTTGTAGTGGTTTTCGCTACAGTTTCTATTTGTGCAAGTCTTGCTTGTTGTCTTGCAATATTACCTTGTATTCTTGCAAAGTTTGCTTCTTCAAATTTTCTAGCTTTACCTATTTCATTGTTATATTGTGCAATAGACCTTTCTACTTCTGCTTCATACAAATTTGATAGTGCTATGTTTCTAGCTGTGCCAGAAAACTCTGCACCAGATTTTAAAGTATTTACAACTTGAGTTCCTTGTAGTTTTTGAAAACTTTTATCAAATTGAGCAAGTTCTAAATTTAATTTATCATCTAATATTTTAGCTTCTTGTTCTTTAACTTCAGCATTACGATTTGAAACAGCTTGATTATATTTACCAATCGCACCTTGTTGTTGAAATTGTGCTGCACCAACTGCTGCAACTACTGCTGTTTGCCAACCCATTAGAATATCCTCGCAAATCTATATTGGTCTGAACCATCAAAACCATAATGTTTCATTAATCCCTCGTTTTCTAATCCTAACCA